GTGGCTGAGAATATATTACTTACTTTAGATGAGGCTTGTAAGTTAGAAAATATTAGCTATTCAGCAATATATAAAAAAATAATACGTGGTTATTTGAAACATGAAAAAATAAAAACTTGTAAAGGTCGTGGATTTGAATATAGGATTAATTTACTTGACTTGTCTGAAAGTGCTAAAGTTAAATATTATGTAAGCCAAAAAGAAAAAAATATTGATACCATAATAGATATAGTAAATATTAGTAGTAAAGGCTACAAGGAAATTCAAGAGAATAAAGAAGAGACTAACATATATAGATGGGAGAAACTTTCTGACAGCCAAAAAGAAAAAGCATATTTATGGGAGGCGATAATAAAAGCTTGGAGAACATATGTAGATGATTTTAATGGAAAAGAGACAGATGCAACAAAGGAATTTATAAAATCATACAATAAAAAAGGTGAATTTAAAATTTCTCAAAGGACATTGTATAGAAAATGGACTTCATACAAGGATAATGGAATTGTTGCACTTGCTGATTTAAGAGGAAACAAAAATAATACAGGTAATGAAATAGCAGATGAAGTTTGGAATATCTTTCAAGATTGGTATTTGGACATAAATAAGCCGAAGGTTGCATTTTTATACAAGGCATTGACATATCATTTTGAAATGGAAAATCCTGCATTACTTCCACTACCTTCAGAGTCTACATTTAGGCGTGCTATTGATAGCAGAATACCTAAATCAGTACTCACATATTTTAGAGAAGGTAAAAAAGTATGGACTGATGAATGTGCTTACTATTTAAGACGTGATTATTCAACGCTTAATAGTAATGATATATGGACTTCGGATTATCATACATTGGATTTATTTGTAAAAGATGATATTACGAATGAAATATACAGACCTCATCTTATTATATGGACTGATATAAAAAGTAGAAAAGTGCTTAGTATGTCACTAAGAAGGAGCAGTGATAGTCATGGTGTATTTTTATCATTTAGAAATGCAGTGATAAAATACGGTGCTCCGGAAATGGTGTATTTTGACAACGGACGTGAATTTTTGGCAAGTGATATAGGCGGAAGAGGAAGGAGAAAAACAGATATAAACGCCGATTATGGCAAAACTCTATTTGAAAGACTTGGCATAAGGATGATTAATGCTAAGGTAGCAAATGGTAGAGCAAAGATTGCTGAAAGACAGTTTAATACTATGGCTAATCAATTCAGTAGAATGTTTGAAACATACTGTGGCAATAGACCTGGAAATAGACCTGAAGGTCATATTGATAGATTAAAGGATGAAAAAAATATCCCTCTACTTTCAGAGGTTGAAAATGAACTAAAGAATTATATCGAAGGCTACTACAATAATATAAGCAGTAATGCTGACGGACTTGAAAAAGGAAGTCCAAATGCAGCTTATGAGAAACACCTACTGAAAATAAGGACTATAGCAAAATCACAACTTGATGAATTACTCCTAAGAACAACAAGATTACAGACATACAAGAGAAATGGCGTGTATGTAACTATTGGAAATACAAAAGTATATTTCTATAACTCAGATATTACTATCAACTACTTAGATAAGAAGGTGTATGTAAGGTACAATCCTGATGATCTGTCTGAGGTGGTAATAGAAGATGAACAAGGAAGATACGTAGGTAAGGCTACAAGAGAAGTTACAGGTGGATATGGTCTTGCTAACGACACTGACTCAATCAAGCATTTGAATAAGACAAATAAGATGCTTGAAAAAATAGCAAAAGATTATAAGAAAGTAGAAAGCATGGCAAGTATACCAAGCGTAAGAGAGGTGATAAGCAAAAAATCACAAGAGATGATGGAAGAAAATGTTCAAAGATACTATGCGAAGATCATAGAGCCCATATTAAACGACAGCGAATACAAGAAAGCTGTAGGTGCTGAAAATATGAGTGCAGAAATAGTTGACTTTGACAGAATGATTGAAAATGCAAATAGAAATAAAAACAAGGAGGACTAAGTATGGATGAACTTTTACTTGAGATATTTAAAAAGTCAAGGTCTGTAGACAGAGATACACTACTTACTACAATATACACCATAGGTGACATCATTAATGAAGGGAAAACAGATGATGATAACTTAAGGATTAAAATACATGCTGAGCATTTAATTGAAGTTGCTGAAAAACGTGAAAAAGAAAGGAAAGATAAGATGATAAGTATAAGCATTGATGAAAAACAAGCTATATTATTGAAATTCTTAATACAAATGGAAATGGATTTAATTGATGATGACTGTGAAGAATATGATTATACTGAAGGCAATGTTAAGGGGGATATGTATAGAAGTCTTAATGATATGATAGATCAACTTAAAGACATTGAAGAATATAACGACAGAGTTGATGTTATAGAAGAATTTAAGAAGTAAGGAGAAAATGATGAGACAAAAAGTAATTGAATATATCAAAAACAACAACATAAATAATAGGAGGTTTGCTGATAAGATTGATGTTGCAGAAAGCACATTTAGTAGGTATATGAAAGGCGATTACCCAAATCCTACAGCAATAGAAGACAAGATAAGGGAGTTTTTGGAAAAAGAGGAAAAAAGAAATAATAGCTTTATAAAAGATGGCATATCTTTTGCTATGACTACAATAAGTAAAAGGATAATAAATGTACTTGAATATACTTATATCCAAAAAGTTATCTCTTGCATATATGGTGATGCAGGTATAGGAAAGACATATACAACTAAAAACTGGATGTCAGAAAGAAATGACATATACTTTGTAACTGCCACACCTACTTTTGCGACTCCAAGACCGTTTTTAAAGTTACTTGCAAGCAAGCTTAAAACAAATAAGACAGGTGCTCAAGATGAAGTATATCTCGAAATAATAGAAAAACTTGAAGGTACTGACAAGATGATAATCATTGATGAGGCTCAACATCTTACAAAAAAGACACTTGAGATCATAAGAAGTATAAATGACTCTACAAGTACAGCAATAACTTTGATAGGTAATGAGCTTATATATAACAAGATGCTTGGTAAGACTCAGGCGGAGTTTGCTCAACTGTTCAGTCGTGTGGGAATGCAGAGTCATCTGCTTACAGATTTTTTCAATATGGAAGATATAAAGCTCGTGTTTGGTGATGCAAGTGATGAAGTAATTGAATATCTTCTTAAAGTTTCAAGAAGTAAGTTTGGTCTTAGAGGTGCAACACTACTATATACAAATGCTGTAAATAATAATGATATCTCTATAAAAGGAATAAAAGCTATGGCAGAGATAATGGGGATTAGCTTGCACATAGCTTAAAGTTATAAAACATATAAAATGATTTATATGTAAAGAATATCATAATTTTTTATAGATGTCAAAGATTTTAAAAGGAGAATAAAAATGAACGGAAAATTAAAAAGACAATTGTTGAAATTAAATAATGCTGTAATAGAACTAAGAAAGAAAAATGAAGAATTTAGGCATTTTACTTTTGCATCTACAAAATATTTCAATCAAAGCATCGAGATATTCAATAAGAATAATGATACATCTGAAATAAGTGGCAAGTATGGGGAAAATAGTATACTAAAGAAATTCAAAGACAATGTATATCTCAGATGCATAGTTAGTCAGTATCAAAGTTGGGAGTTGATAGGATATTTAGAATTAATTGAAGTGAAAGATGAAAATATCAGTCAAATTATATCTCTTAAGGATATAATTGACAGTCGATTTAATCCTCGTATAAAGGTGGAGGAAGACACTATATTATCGTTTGAGCTTGGACTAAGAGAAAAGGATTTTGATGAAATATATTTATGTATAAGAGATGAAAAAATACTACAGACACTTGTAGGAGTAGCTATTAAAATGGTTGAGATGGCAAAAGATATACAAGATGAAATGTCTGAAATTTTGTCTAAACTAAAAGAAGAAAATTGTCAAAAAGTTTTGACAAGTATCTTTGCAAATAAGGAGGAAGAATAATGGAATATATAGCTATAACAATTTTGGCAGTATTGTGTTTTATGGCAGGCTGGATAACAAAATCTCTTTCAGTAGATAAGATTGTAGAACAAGCAAAATATGATATACAACATGTGAATGAGTTAAAACAAAAAGAATACAAAAGGGGCTGGAGCACCGGCTTTGAATATAGGGGTGGATATGAAAAAAAATAATATAAAAGCAGTAATGCTAAGTAGTGATAACGAAAATATAATACTTATATATTCAGATGGGGGATACAAAAATATACCTGTTGAACATGTAGAAAAAATAATAATAGATATAGAGAGGAATGGAGATGAGTAAGTCAAAAAACGGAAAAACTTCTTTGTTGACAAGGAAGCAGTATAAGATGATAAAAAAATTAGATCATATTCAGATGGAAGACTGGATAAGAACTTTTGCAGCAAATTTGAACAATGATAATATGAAAAATAATATGGAGATCTTTGTAAGTTTTGATGAGAAGAATAGAAAAGCAATTATGATTGCCCTTGATAATACTAAGGGCATAGGAGAGAAGATAAGGGTTGCTTTTCTTGAAAACTATGATAAAGCAATAAACGAGATAATAAAAAATGATGTAAAGGGAGAAGATTAAAAATGCTAAATGAAAAGAAGATATCAAAATCAGGAAGTATAACTATACCATCACATATTCGAAGGGAATATGGGATTGAAAGCGGAGAAAAGCTTAAGATAGAAACAAACAATGATGGAGATTTGATATTAAAAAGAGTAGTAGGATCTTGCATTATGTGTGGAGAAAATGAAAATTTGATAAAAGTAAATGATAAGTATATTTGTAAAAGCTGCATTGATAAGATAAACGGAGTCAAAGATGAAAAATGATTACTCTGTATTTAGCAAGGAAGAACTTGTCAAATTTTTAGAAGAATATGAAGATAAGTTTAAATGCTGGCAAAATCCGTTTTATATACTTTGTCGTGATAAAGTTAATAATATCATGCAAAAGATAAATGAAAATATAAAACGATATTGTGAAATTACTGAAGAGGTAAAAAAAGATATTAGCTTAAAAGATATATTTCTTGAAAAATTTAATGAAAACTGTAAAGAGTATGATGAGCTACATGAAGAATTATACAAGTTCAGAAAACTGCTTTATGGTGAGTAAATAAGGCGGTGTACATGGAGTTAATATTATCAATGTTCTTGATATTTAATAGTATTGATATTGATATAGGAGCATTGAGTAACACTATAATATATGAACTGAAAGTAGTAGATAACTTTTCTACGGATGTCTATCAAATAAGTAATCTGAATGACAAAGAAATTAATAAACGATTGAAAGGAACATTTCTTGAAGGTACAGGAAAGATGATGTACCAGATAGAAATGGAAAAAGGAATAAATTTCAGAGCGGTGTATGCTATAGCCGCTCTTGAGTCCGGGAAAGGAACTGAACTGGCAGGGAAAAATAACTATTGTGGGATAAAAAATAAAGACTACAGTGGATATAGGGATTTTGATAGTAGAGAGGAATGTTTGATATTTTTGGCAGGCATCCTTAATTCAAAATTCTATAGGGGTAGATCGTTGGAAGCCATAGCTCCGGATTATTGTCCTACTGATGACAAGTGGGCGTACAAAGTTAAAGAAATAATGGGAGAAATATGATGAATAGAGAAATTAAATTTAGAGCAAGAGCATTACACAGGAAGATTTGGGTGTATGGTCATTACTATAAAGATAAAGGAGAACATATAATCGTATCTGAGTGCAACAGCTGTATATATCCTGATAATGAGAAATTTTATCCGCATACAAAAATCGATGTAAATACTTTGGGACAGTACACTGGTCTTAAGGACGATAAAGGAAAAGAAATATATGAAGGTGATATTGTACTTGACACTTATACAAAGCAACTTTTAACTGTAGTTTTTAGAGACGGCGAGTGGCGTATCGAAAATGAAGATTATGACGAGGCGTTATATGATGCAGGCATAGAAAAAAAAGTGGTCGGTAACATATATGAGGAGATAGGAAAGGTTAAGGGGGTTTAGAGAAAATGGAAATGCTAAGAAGTGAAAGCCTTATTGATAAGGCTATAAGGCTTGATAAGGAAGTAAAAGTAAAGAAAAAAGAGTTGGATGAAACAAAAGCTATCATTCAAAGTGAAGGACTAAAAGAGCTTGAAAATAAAAATATGAAATATGTTCAATTTTATGGTGATGATGGTAGTTGTGAAGTTATGTACAAGCAGAAAATGGACATTGAAAATATTGATGTATTAAAGGAAATATTTGGAAATGTTATTGACAACAAAATAAAGACAGTTCAGGAGATAAAATACGATATTGAAAGTAAGTTTAAAAAGGCTTTAATATCTCTTTATGTAGGAGATTATAAGGAGCATGATTTAGACTCTTTGCTATCTTCTCTTGGACTGGATGATGATAAGAAAAAAGTTGCTCTTAAAAAACTCAAAGGTGATTATGCTGCAGATAAAAAAGTGCTTGAGTCACTTGGTGCAGTAGATGAGGATGGACTGGAAGAAGAACTTGATATAATAAGAGAGCATAAAAATTTTGAACTTGTAAGTAAATATATTGATATTAATGCTATTGATGATAATTTGAAAAAACAAATTCAAAGAGCGTTGTCAATAGAGGATACATTATCTTTGGGGTTAAGCTATGAAAAATGAAACTATCAGTAAATATAATGAGATCTTGGAAAGTGAACTTATTCAGTATCTTGTTGAAGATGATGTAAATGACATACTATATAAAGCTATGAGGAAATTTGAAGAAATTGAAAAATTAAGCAATGTAACTTCAAATGACAGCAAAATTAAGAAAGAAAAGAAATCAAATACTAAAATTGATATTGAAAATGCAATATATCAATATACTGAAAATGAAGATTTACAAAAAGTTTTGCTTGATTTTGTAGATATGAGGCAAGAGATTAAAAAGCCTATCAACACAAAAGGAACACTTACAAGGCTTTTTAATAAGTTGGACAGACTTAGCAATAATAATGATAAGATAAAAATTGAGCTACTTGAAAAATCTATAATAAATAACTGGCAGGATATATGGGCAACAAAAGATAATACACAAGATAATGAAAAAAGCTTTGTAAGAACACCATCGCTTGCCGGGCAAGAATTAGAAGATTTTTTGCTCGATAAAAATGACCTTGATAATTTCTAAGGGGGTGATTTGATTGACCGAGATGATAAGCAAGGAACAAATTAAAAACATATGGGGCTTCTCAAAAGATATAGGTGTGGACAAGGACAACTTATATTGCATGATAGAGCGGATATCAAAAAAAGACTCTATGAGAAAGATGACAAAGCTACAGGCAAATAGATTGATAAGAGAACTTATTGTTATGAAAGATAACAATAAAAAAGTCAAAAATAGATCATCTAAAAAAAGAACAGATATAGGCGGAAATAAGAGTACTCAATTGCAACGAAAAAAGATATATTCTCTTACAGCTATACTTGGCTGGAATGACAATAACAATAGGATAAACGGCTTTGTAAAAAGGATGTTCAAGGTTGACAGGATAGAGTGGCTAAGTGAAGATGATTGCAGTAAGCTAATAGAAATACTTAAACAAATGATAATAAGACAGGGAAAAGAGAAAGAGTTGGAAGATTAAAAAAGTTAGGGGGAGTATAATTGAAGTTTAAAAATATCGAAAATATAATAAACATAGATGATTTTGAAGTCGGAAGTGTGTATTATATGATAGCTGAAAAAATCGGTGTCGGTAACGCACTTGAAATAGCAGAACTTTTTCAAGGTTCATCAATATACTTCCCCAAACTGGACAATGTATATGCTAAGAAATTAAGAGAGCAAATACTTAAAGAGTTTAACGGATATAACTACAAGCACTTGGCAGTAAAATACGGATATAGCGAGATGTGGATTAGAAAGATAGTAAATAAGGATGTTCTTGAAGGTCAGATTAGTTTTGATGATATTCAAAATGAAAGCTAAGATACTTGAAATATAGTATCTTTTTTTATTGAATTTTTTTTAAAAAATTTTTTTAAAAAAACTATTGACTTTTGCGACGCAAAAGTATATAATATAGTCACAGTAAGGAAATACCTTACAAATACGCAAGGCAAGGTGCAGAAAGGAGAAAAAATGGACGAAGAAATGAATGTTGGAGAACTTCTCAAACAAGTAACAGAAGAAAACACAATAAGAAAAATTCTTGCAATCGTAAAAGAAAGCAAGGACAAAGAAGAAGCAATCAAAAAAATAGAAGCCTTATTAAAATAATAAAATAAGACTTCAAGACCAAGAATACAAGGCGGGGCTTGCCACCGCTTTGTACTCCAAAATATTTTATCATAATATAAAAGATTTGGCAAGAGAAAGGAATATAAGAATTTTTGGATAAAATAAATGAAAAGAAGAAAATGGGCAGACCTACAGATAATCCAAAGACAGGGAGTCTGAATGTACGACTTGATGAAGAAAGTAGAAAAATTTTGGAAGAATATTCAAAAAAAATGAATATCTCAAGAACAGAGGCAGCCAGAATAGGAATAAAAAGATTGAAAGCAGAATTATATAAAGGAGAATAAAATGAAGAATTTAGTTGGAAAAAGATGGGGAGAATTACAAGAAAAAGAAAGAAAAATGCTATTAAAAAAAGCAAATACAGTAGATGGAAGAACAGGAAATGAACTTAAAGAAGAAGGTGAATGTATAGTTGATTTTGAAGGAACAAATCTATCTGTGGCAGGCTATCTAAATGTTACTGAAGATGAAAATAGTATAAGTATAGAAGATGATGCTTTAATTTATGATAGCACTGAGGGCATTTTTATATAAAATACAGTGTATTTTTTCCTAAACTACTTTACAAGACATATCATTTAAAATAGTATAAACTGTTACTATAAAAATAGTAGCAGTTTTTTTTAATGCTATAAATATGAATATTACAAACATCATATAAATATATTTGCTATCTTTATAGTAAATATATTTTGTCATGCTATAAATTATGTGTATGAAAATGTAAAGTATGAGGATAAATATGAATAACTGGAAAGATAAGGCTTATGAGCTGTATTTTATAGAGCATAAGAAAATAAATGAGATATCAAAATTAGTTGGAAAGAGCAGGCAAAGTGTGTCTGCTTTTTTAAATACAAAGAATATTATAGCTGAAAAAGAAAAAAGAAAGGCTGTATCAAAAATAAAACAAAGAGAAAGCAATAAGGCTAATATGAAAAAGGTGAGAAGAAATATTGACAGTGCCTTCGTAGAAAGTGCATTGATAAAGAGACAGCATATAATTGATGTGAATGTACTGTCAAGAGAAAGGCATTTTTCTGATGTTTAATCTGTCTTTACCATATCTTTAATAAGTCAAAATATAAAATTTAGGAGGAATAAGGTGAATATTGAGCAGATAGGTATGTTGGTGATAACTTCTATAATTGGTATAGCGACATACTATTTTAAGAAGAACTCAGACAGGCTTGACAGGGAAGATGATCATTTGCATAACAAAATAGAAAATCTACAAAAAGAATTGTCTGATCACAAGATAGAAGTTGAGCGAAACTTTGTGTCTAAAGATGAGTTTATAAGATCTATATCAAATTTCGATAAGAAGCTTGATAAAATTTATGATGAAATTTTAAAATCTGCAAATAACAACTAAAGGAGCAATAGATGATTTCTAAAGAAACTATGATGAATAAAAAATATCGTGGAGAAGTTATGAGGGTGCTGGCACTGTTCTACCCTACTCCAATTACTGTAAAACAAGTCAGGCTTGCACTGCTTGAATACGGTATAACAAACGGAGCTGATACATCTAAACATTTACAGTATCTACTTGATAAAAACTATATCATGGTAGATAAAGAGTTTTCAGAGGATTTCAAAGAAGAACATGTGCTAAGATTAAGCCCTACCGGAATAGATCTCATAGAAGGTACTATAGAAGATGATGCTATATATCTATAATATGTAAGGGATGATGTTATGGATAAAGAAAAAGAATATAAAAAATACAGAAAGTACAATAAGATAGTATCTTTACCTGATGAAATTAAAAAAGAACTTGACATAATGCTATCGGACACTGCTAACACATATATGGACATATCTGAATGGCTAAAGGATAAAGGTTTTGAGATAAGTAAGAGTACAGTAGGAAGATATGCACTGGAGACACATAAATTATCTACTAAACTACTTGAGGCAAGGACACAGGTTAATGAGCTTGTCAGGCTTGCAAAAGAAGATAAGGACAGTGAAAATATAACTGAAGGTGCTATGCAAATAGCAGCTGTAAAGTTGACTGAGAAGATAGCATATCTTGAAGAGGAAATAGAAAGTATGGATGCATCTGATGCAATAAAACTGATAACTTCCATATCAAGAACCAAGGCATACAAGGATAAGGTGTATGCAAAATTGAAGTCTGAGTATGAAGAGGCGTATAAAAACTTTAAAAATGCTATTAGTGAAGAGCTTAAAAACCATCCTGACTTACTTGAAAGATTAATAAAGATAACAGACAATACTGTATCTAAGTTATAAAAAATATTAATTAAAGCTGATATTTCAATAGTTGCAAGATAGTAAAAAAGATAATTGAATAATTATTGCTTAGAGTAAAAGTATAAAATCAATTTTATGGCTATTAAAATCAATTCTAAGCAACTTTATATTTTGATTAATACAAATTTACTAAGTAAAATTTTTAAAGTTTTTTAAAGTAGGTTTAAAGCGAATTAAAGATAGATTAAATTTCTATAAAGGTAAAAAAGTGTATGAGGTGAAAAAAATTGGATCTGATAAGTGAGATAGTAGGTAAAAAAAATCTAACTGAAGATGAAAAAATAAGGCTTAAAAAAATTGAACTTGGAAGAAACAATTTTTGGGAGTATGCAAAACTTATAGATCCAAAGTTTTTCAAAGAAAAAAGACAGTATTTAAAAATAATTGCAAATGCCTTACAGTTATTTTATGAGAGAAAGCTTATAAATCCTGATACACAAAAGGCATATAGATTTTTCATACTTAATCTTCCGCCCGGAGGTGGAAAATCATATACAATAGCAATGTTCATAACTTGGATGTATGGGCAGGATATTCTTAATAAGGTTGTATCAATATCATACAATCAGATATTATCAGGTAGATTTTCAAAATCTGTAAAAGGAAAGATTGAAGATAGGTCTGAAAAAGGAGATTTAAATGATTTTTCTGTTATTGATTTTTTCCCTTTAGTAAAAATAAAGTATGGTGATTCTGCAACTAATGTATGGGCTCTTGGAAATAGTGATATGTCCTACCTTGCATCTTCATTTGACGGTACTCTTACAGGTATGAGGGGCAATATAGGGGTTATAGACGATCCAATCAAAAATAAGGAAGAGGCTGTAAATGAAAGAGTAAAAGAACATCACTGGGATTTCTATAAAAATACATTTAAGTCAAGGATGCTTGACGGTGCTATTGAGATAATAGTACAAACAAGATGGGCAACGGATGATTTGGCAGGCAAATTATTGTCAGCAAAAAAAGAACAATGCTATGAGCTTTGTATAAAGGCTCTGGATGAAGATGGGAATAGTTTTTGTGAAGACTTATACTCTACAGATGATTTGCTTGAGAAAAAAGCCACATTGGACGAAGAAATATGGCTTGCAAACTATATGCAGCAGCCAATAGACAAGACAGGTGCATTATATGGAACATTTAAAACTTATGATGTTTATGATGAAGACAGTGTAAAAAGAAAGATAGCATATACTGACACAGCTGATGAAGGCTCAGACTATTTATGTAGTATATGTGCTGATGAAATAGATGGATATGCGTATATAACAGATATTTACTATACTCAAGATCCAATGGAAGTAACAGAAAAAGAAGTAGCAAGAAGATATACTGTTTACGGAACAAGAGAGGCTTTGATAGAAAGTAATAACGGTGGTCGAGGGTTTGCAAGAAATGTGATAAATTTTTTGAAATCACTTTTTAAAAACAAAAAATGTATAGTCACTTGGTTTCATCAAAGCAAGAATAAAAAGACAAGAATAATAGTAAACTCATCAAATGTGATGGAACAGGTAATAATGCCTGAGGGCTGGGAGAAAAAATATCCTGAATTTGCAACGGCTATTAAGAAATATCAAAGAAAAGGTAAAAATGAACATGATGATGCTGAGGATGCACTTACGGGTCTTGTGGAATTTATAAATGGTGATGTAAAGGGCAAGAAGAAAATGAAATTACTTAGCAAGAAATTGCTTGGATTGTAGGGGGTGATGTATTGATAAAGCTATCAGAGTTTGAAGTAAACAGCAAGAACATAGCTAAAATAATAGCAAAATTTAAAAACAGTGAACTTGATCGTCTCAATACATTACACGACTATTACAATGCAAACAATGATATATTAAAAAAATCAAGTAACAACAGTAAAGTAAATAACAAGCTTGCATCGGCTTATGCCAAATATGTAGTAAAACTGCAAACAGGATATTTCATGGGTGTACCTGTCAAGTCGAAGTCATCAGATGAGGAGTATCTTGAAGAATACAAAAAAATACTTGATGACAACTTTTATACTGATGTAAACTTTGAATTGGCTAAGTCTGCTGCAATATTTGGCTATGCGTGCGAACTTATTTATCAAAATGAAGATGCAATAACAAAGTTTAAGAAACTCGATCCAAGAGAGACTATACTCGTATTTGGCACAAGTATGAGAGAGTTCTTACTTTGTGGAATCAGATATTACAAGACTACAGATTTGGACAATAATGTAACTGAAATTGCTGAAGTATATACTACAGATGGCATACAGTATTTTTCAAAAAATAAAAATCAAAATGAATTTGTTGAAGATATTGATAAAATGCAACTCAATCGATTTGATGATATTCCAATCATTGTGTACAAAAACAATGATGAGATGAAATCAGATTTTGAAGATATATTATCTCTTAATGATGCATATGACACTTCACAGTCAAATACTGCTAATGATGTTGACTATTTCAATGATGCATATATGGTTATAAGCGGAAATAACGGTATTGAAGATGACGAAGAAGACGAAAACGGAAGTAGTAAAACTTCAACTGCTGAGAAGATGAAGAAAAATAGAATGCTATTTTTCCCGGACGGTGGAGATGCAAAGTTTTTAATTAAAGAAATCAATGATTCAGCTACAGAAAACTATAAGAAAAGGCTGAATAATGACATTCACAAGTTTTCAATGACGCCTGATTTGGCAGATGAAAAATTTGCCGGAAATCTTTCAGGTATAGCTATAAAGTTCAAAACTATTCCACTGGAAGAAAATGCGACTGAAAAAGAAAACAAATTCAGAGTAGGTCTTAGAAAAAGATGTGAACTAATCACATATATGCTGAACACTAAGAAAAATAAGGATTATAACTATCTTGATATTACTGAAGAGTTTACAAGGAATTTACCTGTCAATGAAATGGAAATAACGAATATGATATTATCACTTTCAAATGTTGTATCAAGACGAACATTATTAGAACTTCTACCACAAATAAACAATGTGGATGAAGAGCTAAAAAGATTGGAAGAAGAAAAAGACGAGTATGATCAAAGAGATTTTGAGATTAATAAAGATTATACACAATCCCCCTAAATAATATTATAAAGGCACTTGACATAAGTCAGGTGCTTTTATAATGCAAAAAATATGGAGTAATACGATGTGAATACTAAAGAATATTTTGAAAAAAGAGCTTTGCAGACTGAAAGACATAGTAAGGAAAGAGGCGAAAAGTATCTTGATGAACTAAAAAAATCTTATGGAGATATTGAAAAACAAATACAAAATGATATAAAAGCTTGGCATAAAAAGTATGCTGATGCTGATGAAAGCATAAGCAATATTAATGCAAGAAAGCCGTTGAAACACGAAGAATTAAAAGAGTATTTGGAAGATATCAAGAATAAGATTGAAAATAGTAATTTGAGTGAGGAAGATAAACAAAAATTAAAGCAAGGCTATTTATCTTCAAGACTTAACAGACTTGAGAGTTTGCTCAAGCAGACGGAATTAAATCTTAAGATATTGACAAGAGATTATGAAAACTCATCAAAAGAGCATTTAACTGAAAATTATAAACAGTCTTACAGTGAAGCTGCACATAGTCTATATAACTGCCCTACTGTTGATTTTGACCTTACTTTTGATAGATTTGACAATAGAGTTATAGAGCAAATAGTAAATGCAAAATGGAGTAATAAGAACTTTTCTGAGCGTATATGGGGACATTATTCCAATATGGCAAATGATCTGCAGGGAATATTAAATGTCGGGATTGCTCTTGGTTACTCTGTTGATAAGATGAGTAGACAGGTAAGAGATAGGATGGATGTCAATTTTTCAAATGCTAAGAGACTTATAAGAACTGAAAGTAATTATATATTATCTGAGGCTACACAACAGTTATACAAAGATGTAGGTCTTGAAAAATATCAATTCTTGGCGACACTGGACTTTAGAACAAGTAAAATATGTCAAAGTCTTGATGGTAAAGTGTTTGAAGTAAATAAAAGACAAATAGGATTAAATTGTAATCCAATGCATCCTAACTGTAGAAGTACCACAATACCGTATTTGGAAGAATACCAAGACGAAGATGATACAAGACTTGCAAGAGATATGGACGGAAAAAACTACAAAGTACCTGCAAATATGGACTACAAAGCTTGGTATGAGTCTATGAGTGAAAAAGAAAAAGGTAAGTACAAGATAAACAGAAAGATGATGCTAAACAGGAGTAATGATGAAAAGGAATATGGAATGTACAAAGCAGTATTGCAAGATAATGCACCGAGGAGCCTTGAAGAATTCCAAAAATTGAAGTATAATAGCAATGGTAAGTGGGAAGAATTAAAGCTAAGTTACAAAGATAAAAAACTGCAAAATGATATAAGGAATAATTATAATTTGCAGATAAATCAAGGAAGTCAAGACAAACATATATTAGGTACCAACAATTACAAAACGGAACTTGAAAACGGAAGAAAAAAGAGCTATCTGCTTGATAATATTGACCCTCAAGAACTTGTAAATAAATATGCTGGTACAGGCAAGATAAAAAGAAACAGAAACGGCAAATGGACAAATAAAGAATTTGTTGAACATACTGAAAATATCGGGTATTTTGTAGATATGGAAACAGGGAAAGAAATACCTACTAACAGATTTACAATACACTATAGCAAGAAAAAAGGTACACATATAGTACCTTCTAAACCTAAAAAGGAGTGATAAATATGGTCAGTACAAAAGAAATGAAAGAGGCTGAAGGTAAAAATATAAATATAAAATTTACTGACGGAGAAATATGGAAAAAAAGACACTGTGATTCCTATCAGTGGGATGAAGATGAGAGTGAAGAACTTATGCTTGAATTAGGTAATTTCTTGATAAAACAATCAGAAATAGAAAGTATAGAAATATTGGATTAGATGAGAAAATTAGATATTTGGGGAGTGAGAATATGGCAAAAGATGACTATTTTGTTATAGTGCTGTATATACTGTCATATTTATATAAATGTCTTAAAAGTGGAAGTACTGTAGACGAGGAAATATTGTTATTACAAAGATACCCTGAAAATATAGAAGAAAGTTATATAATGTATATATATGACAATCTATATAAGGAAAGATATATTGATGGAGTTGTAATAAAAAAGAGATCTATGATTGGGACTAATAAAATACAAATCGTAGTATCAAACTTGAAAAATACATGTATTACTCCAAAGGGCATAGAGTATCTGCAAGAAAACAGTGTGCTAAACAAGATAAAAGATACTATAAAAGACATTAAAGATATGATACCTTTCATATAGTCAATTAAGCACTTAACGTGAGTTAGGTGCTTTTATAATGCAATAAAATATAAATTGTTAATTTGAGCATCTGTCAAAGTGGCAGGTGCTTTTATAATACAAAAATTTTAGATAAGGAGAAGTAAAAATGAAGTTTAGAAAAATCAATTTGCAACTTTTTGCAGCTGATACAGGTGCAGGTGGTAATTCGCAAGGTGCGGATACATCTGCAAATACAGGACAAGACAGTAATGCCGGAGATAATCAAGGTGCTAATATAGACGGCGGAACAAAAACATATACTGAAGATGATATTACAAAATTAAAAGATGAGTGGGCAAAGGAGCAGGAAAGTAGCTACCAGTCTAAGCTCAAAGACGGCATAGAAAAGGCTATTGAAGAAGAAAAAAGACTATCAAAGCTTAGCAAAGACGAAAAAGACGCTGAAGAAAAGCAAAAACTACTTAGCAGAATTGAAAGTCTTGAAAAAGAAAAGGAGCTTGGAATACTCAAAGAAAAGGCTTTAAATGCACTATCTGAGCAAAAGTTGCCTAACTCATTTTTGAGTTTTGTCATTGGAGCAGATGAAAAAGCCACTTTTGATAATATTTCAGCTATAAAGTCAGCATTTGACTCAGCTGTACAAAGTCAGGTGGAAGAAAGATTGAAAGGCAAGACACCTGTTGTAGGTAATGTAACACAAATTGATGATATTCAAAGTGAATTTGAAAAAGCACTTGGACTATAAAAACAAAAAGGAGAGATGAGAAATGGCTATAAACAAAATAGAATACTCAAAGAAATTCCAACAAAGCTTGGATAAACTAATGCTTGTAGGCTCTACAAGCGGATGGATGCAGGATAATGCAAAAGATATACAATATGATGGCGGTGATGAGGTAAAGATACCGTCAATAATAATGCAAGGTCTTGCAAATTATGACAGAGATAACGGTTTTGTCCGTGGTTCAGTAACGCTAAAATATCAAACAATGAAGATGACACAAGATAGAGGCAGGACATTTTCTCTTGACGCTATGGATGTAAACGAATCAAACTTTATTGCAACCGCTGGAAATGTAATGGGAGAGTTTCAAAGGACACAGGTAATACCTGAAATAGACTCGTACAGATATTCAAAAATGTTCGCTCTGCTAAAAGCGAAAACCAGAGTAACAGAAGGATATGATCCTGACGAGGCTACTATACTTGGGAAACTTGAAGACGATATAGCAAAGATTGAAGATGTGATAGGAACAAACGTAGAACTTGTAATAATCATGTCATCGATAACAAGAAAAATATTATCAGATTCTCTAAAAGGTGCAAGAAGACTCGATATAGCAGATTTCAAACAAGGTGAAATAATCACAAAAGTAAAAGTGTTTGATGAAAAACCTCTTATCATAACACCGTCTGAACGTCTAAAAACAGCATATAAGATAAACGACGGAAAAACAGTAGGACAAGAGGCAGGCGGACTTGTAGCAGATACTACAGCAAAAGATATCAACTGGATAATAACTCCAAAATCAGCTCCAATTGCAGTAAGCAAACAAGACAAGATAAGGATATTTGAACCTGATGAAAATCAAGGTGCTGATGCATGGAAACTTGACTATAGAAGATATCATGACTTATGGATACCTGATAACAAGCTTACTGCTATGTGGGCAAATACGAAATAGGAGGAAAGGTAATGTATAAATTGCAATATATGAATGTTATAAGGGAAGTTGCAACAGAAATTGAAAAAGATAATCTAATTGCAGAAGGATATGTATTGATTGAAGATACACATACTGCTGATGATTCAATAAATGAAACTTCAGAAAATGAAATATCTCAAGATGCTGATACATCTGAAGAACAATCTGAAGATAATACTGATGAAATATCTGAAGAAGAAAATAAAGTCGGGAAAAAATCCGGCAAGGCTAAAAAGTAGGTGCTATTATGGCATCTACTTTTATTAATAAAGATGAGATATTAAGAAAAATCAAGCTATTGCTAAATATAAAAACTGACACTAACGACGATAAATTAAAATATCTTGTTGATCTTATAGTCGATGAGGTCGGAATATACACTAATATAAGTAATAGCAAGTTACCTTCAAGGCTTGAAAATATAATCGTTGATATATGTATAAAGTATTTAAAAGTAAATAATTTTGGCATTGAAGATATAGTCGTATCAGACACAAAGAGTATTAAGCGTGGCGATACAACTATTGAATTTAATACGTCTAATATCCTAACAACTATGAAGAGTGTTGGATATATAGAGCAGGAAGTAAGATTGCTGAATAATTTCCGCCGGGTGAAAATGAGGTGATGATATGGATGAAAGGTTGATACTATCAAAGATGTATTTTGATGTTGCTGACATATACAGAATAAGTCAGGTAGAGGATAATGACGGCTTAATGAAGCAGAGTCGTCAAAAGATCTATGAAGATATCAAATGCTCACTTTCGCAAAAAACCATATCATCACTAAATCCAGACACAAATACAAACACATTGATTATGAAACATATGCTATTCGTATCTGATGAGATAGATATAAAGCCGTCTGATATAGTCTATGTAAAAAATAAAAATGAGTATTTCAAAGCTGGAGAGGGCTTGATATATCCTGCTTCTCACAGTGAAATACTGCTTACTCAAAGTGAGAAGGTGAGTATATGAGTGTTGATTATTCGGAGTTTATCGCATTTAGGGATAAATTTGAAAGATTAAGCAATGAATTTGAGATTTTTTTAAGAAGATTTCTTACAAAACAAGCATTAGATGTGCTTGCTAAAACTAAGAGAAACACACCTGTAAAAACTGGAACTCTTAGGGGCTCTTGGATTATAGGTGAAGTAGTTAGGGATGGAGATGTACTAAAAGTAACTATATCAAATGAGACTGAATATGCAAAATATGTCGAGTATGGTCATATGAATAAAAGCCATGACAAATGGATAAATGGGCAGTTTATGTGCTCTTTATCTATCATTGACGTGAAAAAGAAAATTCCAAAAAGGTTTCAAAGAGAGTTTGAAGCGTGGTTTGCAAGTTTTAATTTTTAAGAGGTGCATATGCTTGAAATAGACAGACTACTATCTAACGTATTAAAACAAAATTTCAAAGATGTTAGCATCTATAATGAACGTGCTGAAAATATGAAAAGTCCTGCGTTTGTAATAAATATGTTCCAAAACAGTTTTGATAAAAAAGTGGGCAATTTGTATCAAAACGAAGTCCATTATCAAATTGTATATATTGAAAAGGAAGATAAAAACTATACTACAGACTATGAAACATATCAAAATATAGCATTTAAACTCTATGATATCCTTGAACTCATAGAAGTCAAAGACAAGAAGCTCAAAGGATATGATATGAACTATAAAGTGCAAGATAATACTTTAATGTTTTTTATTTCGTTCAAAGTCAGATACTACAGAGATAACAAGCAAGAACTAATGCAAAAGCTGAAATTACAAGAAAATAAGAAAGGAGATTGATATGGCAGGGGGTAAGTTTTTAACATACAACAAAGCACTTCCGGGTGCATATATAAACTTCAAGAGCGTACCTGCTCCGGCATCAATAGTCGGCTCAAGAGGTATAGCCACAATGCCACTACCCTTATCGTGGGGAGAACAAGGCAAAGTGATAAAATTGCTTTCTACAGACCTTGAAGACGGCAAATCACTTGCCAAGGTCGGTGTAACTGCATTTGATGACGAGGCAAAGCTACTTAGGGAATGCCTAAAACATTGCTATAAGCTCTATGTCTATCGTATAGACACAGGCGGAGCAAAGGCAAAAAAGGTCGAAGGAGCTTTGACCATAACAGCAAAATGTCCAGGAGTTTTTGGAAATGAAATAAAGATAGTAACAGAGAAAAACAAAGACAATGTAAATATTGATGTAAACACGTATTTCAAGACAAAACTTGTAGATAAGCAGACAGTTGCCAATATAGGCGAATTAAAAGCGAATGCCTTTGTTGAATTTGAAGGGACAGGAGCTGTACCTATCCATGCAGGGATAATACTTGAAGGTGGCACAGACGGCACAGTCAAGACAAATAACTATACGGACTATCTATCAGCGATGAGAGAATATCAGTTCAACACGATGGGAATACCGTCTGAAGATACAAAACTTCCAAGCGTTGTGAAATCCTATGTTCAAAATGAAAGAGATAATGCCGGCAAGAAGATACAAGCTGTAGTATATAACTACAACTCAGCTAACTTTGAAGGTATCATTTCTGTAAAGCAAGGATATAAGACAAAAATTGAAGAGATCAAACCGCATGAGTTCGTGGCGACTGTAACAGGAATGACAGCAGGAGCGGAGATAAATCAATCGAACTGTTTCAAAATCATTGAAGCTGCAACGGAAATAATAAATTTCATTGCAGAAGATGACTTAGTGCAAGAAATCAAAAATGGTTGGTTCTTGCTTACTAAGCGTATGGATGGCGAAATAATAGTGCTTGACGACCTCAATACCTTTACTGACTATTCATCTGAAAAGGATGATGACTTCGGTAATAATAGAGTAATAAGGGTGTTTGACGAGATAGGAAATACTACAAGACTGATATGGGAAAAATATTTTGTTGGCAAAGAAAACAACGATAAGCAAGGCAGAGATGTCTTTAAATTGCAATTACTCAAGAATTTTTACGAACTGCAAAATATCAGAGCTATTCAAAACTTCTCAGCAGATGACGTAATAGTCACTATTGGACAAAAAAAAGATGAGGTCAAAGTAGATGTATATATCCAGCCTACTGACTCCATGAAGAAGCTCTATATGACAGTATTTGAAAGATAGAATATGAATTACAAGAAATATAAATTAAAGAGTCTATAAATACAGTTTAATCAGTATTTAAAGACTCTTTTCTAATGCGAAAAAAACAGGAGGGAGAAATGGGAGAGTATTTAAGATCCGAGGACTTCGTAAACGGCAAAGACGGACAGATACAGCTTGTTGTGGACGGCGAAATAATTACGTTATACGGCTCGCAAAAATTCAAGGCATCAAGCACGCCTGAAACGTCTGAACGTGGTCAAATCGGAACAAGAAACAAGCAATCTAAAATAAAAGGCTTTAAAAATAAAATCTCAATAACAGCAGATTATTGGTTTGTCCAAGTAATGACTGACATATTGAAAAAATACAAGAAAACAGGGATTTTCCCGAAGGTAGACTGTCAATGTCTCAACAATGACAAAGGCACATCTCTTGGCACTATGTCAAAGGTATATTACGACCTTGTGCCGGACGGAGACATCACATTACAGGAGCTTGATGAGTCAAAGGATGAAGGTCTTACTGTAGATGTAACATTTACATTTAGGGATTGGGATGAACTTGAAGCGTTCAAGCGTCCATCAAATATTGGAAGAGATTAGAAAAAAGGAGAACATTATGGAAGAGATAAAAAACACTGATATAGTAGAAAATAATGAATTTGAAGACGTTCAAGATGATAATACAATGACTCTCGAAGATTTCTTAGCAACACATACAGTTGAAAATCTTACTGAAGATATAGTGTTAAACGAAAGATTGAAAGATTTTAAATTTACAATAGGCTCTATGACAAAAGATGAACTTGAAAAGTATCAAAAGTTGTGTGTAATAAGAGACAAAAAAGGAAACGTGGTAAAGCAGGATTCAATGAAATTTTCCGAGCTTGTTATTGTTAATCACCTACTTTACCCTAACTTCAAATCTCAAGAATTTTTACAAAAATTAGGAGTAAATACGCCAGCTCAAGGACTTTCAAAAGTGCTTAAAGTCGGAGAAATAACTGCACTTTCAGACAGGATAATGAAGTTCAACGGTTTTGATGAGGACTTTGAAGATATAAGAGCAAAGGCAAAAAACTGATAGAGCAAAGAGATTACTTAACATCTGTCTATCGTGGAGTAATTGCTAATTACGGCTTTATACGACCAAGAGAGTTTTTAAAGATGGATGAAAAAGAGATCGCTTTGCTTGATGCAATACTAATAGACACACAAAATGAAATGCAAAAATTAAAAAAATAGGAGGATGTGAGAAGAATGGTAGAAACCAGGTTAGGCATGAATGACAATATGACAAAGATTCTAAAAGGAATAGTAAAAACTCTTAATACTGTCATTACAGCCCTACAACGTCTTGATCAAGCGTCAGCATCCTCCGGTTCAAATGCTCTTTCACTTATGAGACAAGAACTGATATCTGCAAAAGTGGATATCGCTGAATTAGATGCACTGTTAGACAGTATGGGAGAAAATGCTCCGCCTGATCCTTTTCGCTCCTGGAGAGGAAACTTAATGTCATTGAATGCTGGTATACAGCTACTTTCAATGGCAATAAGAAAAATCGGCAATATTGCAAATATGGCTGACGAATATACGTCAGTTAATGCAAGATTAGGACTTATAAATGACGGACTGCAGACACAGTATGGCTTACAAAACAAAATTCTTGCTTCAGCAAATAGAACAAGATCGTCATATAAAGAAACTGCAAATCTCATATCTAAAATAGGTATGACAGAAGCAATAAAAGGAAATGATAATCAAATTGCCTTTGCTGAAAAAGTAAATAAACTTTTAAAAATTGGTGGCGGTACATCTCAGATGAATAACTCTGCTTTATTACAATTATCACAGGCGTTATCATCTGGAAGATTACAGGGCGATGAGTTCCGCTCACTTAGTGAAAATGCACCTGCCTTAATGCAAAACATTGCTAAAGGAATGGGTGTAAGCAAAGGCGAACTCAAAAAACTTGCTTCTGACGGTAAGCTAACCACTGAAACCATCATAAATGCTATAAACAAGATGGGAGGCTCAATAGATGAGCAATTCAATAAACTACCGAGGACATTTGGCGAAAATAAGGTGGTTTTTGAGAATATGGTTGGCACTTGGTTGGCAAGACTTTCATCTACAGAAGGAGCGTTAGGACAGCTAAATCAAAGATTTACAGATTTTGTAAATTTCCTATCATCACCGCAAGGCGTGGAGTTTTTAGACAATATCGGTATGAACCTTGGTATAATAACAGGCTTTATACTTTTTATTTTTGACTCAATAGGCTATGGGATAGGAGTAATCAACGACTTTGGCGGAGTATTTGAAGGAGTTTTTGCTGGAGTAATAGTAGCCAGCTTATTAATAGTTATCCCAATGTTATGGTCTATGATACCGCCGATTTTAGCTCAGGCAATGGCTTGGATGGTGGCTCATGCTCCAATATTACTGATAGCATTAGCAGTTGGTGTACTTGTAGGAGTTATAAGGCATTTCGGCATTACATCTCAGCAAGTAGTTGGATTTGTGGGCGGATTATTTGGCGGTTTAGTAGGATTCTTAGTCAATATTTTCTTATTTTTCTATAACTTTATTGGTCAAGTTGCAACATTTTTACACAATGTATTTCATGATCCAGTCTTTGCCATCAAAAATCTTTTTTATGGCATGATTACAAATGTTATGGGTTTTTTCCAAGGACTCATAAACGGGATAATTGATGGACTTAATGTTGTAATAAGAGCTGCACGAGCAGTAGGAGCAAGTGTAGAAGAACTGCAACATGTAGATTTTACCTCAAAGATAAAAGCACCTACATCAAGTAACAAGAATGTAAGAACTTGGGAAAATAAATATGTAGATGTAGGTGATTTCTCGCAAAAAGGCTCTAAATTCGCCTTGGAAAAACTGGATAATCTTAATAATACACTTGGAAAATTCAAAATTTCAGGTGGCGGTGGAGTGCCTTCTGTCAGCTCTGCTGCAGCAATGGGTGAAGGTAAAAATATAGGCGATGTGGGAAAAGTCGGTAAGGTAGGTTCTATAGAAAAAGATGTGAAGATATCTGATGAAGACATCAAAATGCTATATCAAATGGCAGTTGGTGACAGAGTAAATCAGATAAATCTGACAGTTGAAACCAAAGCACCAAAAATCGTCAATAATAACAATATCAGCAGAGATGTTGATATGGATCACGTCTATGAGAAGATAGCTACAGCACTATCAAACGAAGCTAATATTTCAGTTAAAGAAAGTTATTAATCTGTAATTAAGAGTAGAAAATGTGAATTCTACTCTTAATTTTTAGGAGTCAAAAATGTATGAGATCTATATCGGAAGCTTAAAGCTCCCCCTACTTCCTGAATCTTTAAAAGAAGATATAAAACGTGATAATAAGCATTACACAATACTTGCTTTTGGAGAAGTAATAAAGGCAGGAAGAGCAAAACTAAGGACATGGACTATAAAAAGTACGTTTTACCACGAAGACATTGATGTGACAAAAGCAAGAGACTATCTTACTTCACTTGTAAACTCAGAAAAGCTGTCTATAAAGCCTGTACGCTTTATCGTAAACAGATATAAGGATGATGGAACACTTACATTTGATACTAACTGTCTTGTTTTGATAGATAGTATTAGCTTTGAAGATAAGGCAGGAGAAGTCGGAGATCTTAATTATGAAATTAAGTTAGTAGAATACAAAGAGTTTGGTGGGAAGAAGCTAAAATGAGAATAAGAGTGCTTGTAATCAATAGAAAAAAGAGCGTATACGACATAAGCAACGCTATAAGCTCAAATATCAAGTATACGACGACAAGAGTAGGTTCTGCATCTACTATAAGTTTTGATGTTGTAAAAAGTGGAGAGATGTCATTTCACGAAGGCGACATGGTCAAGATATTTGTAGATAAGAAGCTATACATTGTCTGTTACATCTTTGCTAAGTCAAAAAAAGAAGATGTAATTTCTCTTACTTGCTATGACTTGCTTAGATATATGCAGTATAAGCAAAGCTATAACTTTAATAAAAAGACTGCTACACAAATAATAAAGCAAGTAGCTAATGAATTTAAAATCAAACTTGGAAATATAGCAGATACTGGCTATATCCTACCTGATAAGATTTATGAAGATAAGACCTTGCTTGATATTGTAACAGATGCACTGATGAAGACCACAGTCAAGACTAAGAGCGTATATACTCTTTTTGATGATGCCGGCAAACTCACGCTAAAAGAAAGTAGTAATATGATAAGTAACTACGTACTTGGCAACAAATCGCTTGCAACTACTTATACTTACAAGACAAGCATTGAGGAGTCTTATAGCTATGTAAAATTAGTAAAACCAAATAAAAAGTCCGGTAAAGGCGAGACATACATAGCCTTTGACGATGATAAGATAAAAAAATGGGGACATCTGCAATTTTATAAGAAAGTAGATGAAAACTTAAACGATGCTCAAATTAAGGAAATGGCAAAAAACTATCTCAAATACTATGCAAGAACTAAAAGAACACTTAAGTTAGATTGTCTTGGAGTAAAAGAGATACGAGCTGGCTCTGTTGTGCTTATTGATATACCTGCTCTTGGTGATATAGATTTAAAAAAGTTGTTGCTTATTGAAAAATGCACTCATACCTTGAGCGAAACTCAACATACAATGAGCTTGGAGATGAATGTAATCAATGATTGAAGTAATTAGAAATATTATAGATGAACAGATGAACGCATACGGGCTGACAGATTTGGCAATAGGCACTGTAGTATCGATAAGTCCACTAAAAATAAAGCTGACGGACAGAATTACGCTAAATGAAAATCAAATATTGCTGACAGAATTTGTCCTTGAAAAATCGCTAAAACTAATACACAAGCACGGTGTGGAAGGCGTGAAAATAAGTAAGTACACGCACACCCACAAAGTTGAAGGTGTAACAAAGAAGGAACAGGAACATTTACACGGTATAGATTTGAATACAAAGCCTGACGAACACTCACATGATGCAGAAATCACAATAAAGGACAATCTTGGAGCAAAAATAATCATCCAAGAAGGGCTGAAAAAAGGTGATAAGGTCATAATGCTGAAGACTGAGCAAGGTCAAAAATATGTAGTGTTATCAAAAGTTAGAGATAAAAAATCAGTCATTATTGATTGCATAAGTGGTTCTTGGGATTGGAGTTGATGAAATGGAGTTACTACCTACATTTGACGCATATGCAGATGATGAACTGATAGCTGATACATCCGGAAATATAGTTCATATGATTAAAGATACGTCCACTTTGGCAGGTACTATAAATGACATAAATGCAGTAAAACAGGCTTGTTTTTGTATACTTGCCACAGAGCAAGACATACACAAAATATATGACAGTAATTATGGACTGCAGACATTTGACCTTATTGGAAAGGACTACTCATATATTGCATCAGAACTCAAGAGAAGAATAAGAGAAGCACTTATGCAAGATGATAGGATAAATGATGTCAGAGATTTTGTAATTGAAAGAGTAAAAAAAGACGGAATTCATTTGTCATTTGTAGTTGAATGCAACTACGGAGACATCTCAATGGATAAGACAGTAAAAGTGGTAGAGGGGGATAACTGATGACATATGAGAAAATATTAGACGATGCACTAAAAAGAGTAGACAACAAATACTCTAAAAGGCAGGACAGTCCAATTTTCAATGGCATAGCTCCTGCCTGCTATGAGATAAGTAAAGTATATGAGATTATGGAAGAACATTTAAAACAAAGCTTTGGAATGACTGCAAATGGAGTTTATCTTAATAACCTTGTAAAAGAAGTCGGACTTGAGAGATTTGACGCTACTTATGCAATAAAAAAAGCTGAGTTTAAAGATGAAGATGATAGATTGACAGATATAGACTTAAATTTGAGATTTGCAAAAGATGAATATTCTTTTGTTGTAATCAAGAAGATTGAAAAAGGCATATTTTATCTTAAATGTGAACAAGCTGGATCTACAGCAAACGAAATTATGGGTGATATACTCCCTATCGACAATGTAAGCATTGCAAGTGCTAAGATTGTCTCAAATATAGAGCTTGGAACAGACATTGAAGATGATGAACATTTAAGACTTAGATATCTTCAAAAAGTACGTGAACCTGCCACGTCAGGCAATATCTACCATTACAGATTATGGGCAATGGAAGTGGAAAATATCGGTGCAGCAAAGATATTCCCACTTTGGAACGGCAACGGCACAGTAAAAGTGATGATAGTAAATTCTGATATGAAATCTGCAGATACTTTGCTTATAAACAAAGTGAAAAATCATATTGAAGATGTGCGACCTATTGGAGCGACTGTAACTGTAGTAACACCATCAGCAAAAGATATTACAATTACTGCAAAAATTAGAACTTCACTTAATGCAAATATGGAACTTACAAAGCTTGATTTTAAAGCAAAGATTGAAAAATATATCAAAGACATTACAAAAGAGTATTTTTCAAATATTAGAGCAACTTCATATTTTATTTCGCTTGCCCAAGTCGGCAAACACCTGCTTGAAAGCAAAGATGTAATAGATTATGCGGAGCTGAAATTAAACAATGTAACAGCAAACATAGAGCTTTCAGCTGAGCAGATAGCCAATATCACAAATATAACGCTTGAGGTGATGTAATGATAATAGACAATATTGATATGAATTTGTGCGAAAGAGTTGAACTTATCAATTATCTTCCGCTTTTTTATAGAAAAATTGAGCAGATGAAAGGTATCCAAGACACCTTATCTACAGAGGTATCAAAAATGAAATGCATTGAAAAAGATGTATTCATGCAAGGCTTTGTAGAGACTGCCACATGGGGACTTAAATTCTTTGAAGAAGAGTTAGGACTGCCTATTGAGCCTAATCTTTCTTATGAGCAAAGAAGAGAGATGATAAAGGCAAAACTACGTGGAACAGGCACTACTACCATAAAGCTTATTAAAAACGTATCTATTGCATACAGTAACGGCGAAGTGGAAGTAATAGAACACAATGATAAATACTATTTTGATATAAAATTCGTCGGAACACGTGGAATTCCGTCAAATATGACAGGTCTAAAATCAATACTTGAAGAAATTAAGCCGGCTCACTTGGGGATTAACTACGTCTTTACATTCGCAACTTGGGGCGAAGTAAAGAAACTCACATGGGGAGATCTTAAAAAGATGACATGGGATGAAGTAAGACACTTACCAATGAATTAGAGGTGATTAGATGCAAGAAACTGATAAATTAAAACTTAGAAAGCCTGAATACAACGAATATGCCGATGTTGCAGATTTAAATCACAATATGAATATATTGGATGAAAAAGTAGACGGCAAGCTCGGCAAAACAGAGAAAGCGGCTAACAGTGCAAAGTTTGATGGCTGGTCAAAAGACAGATTTGTAATAACAGGTGAAGGAAATATCATAGAAGAAGATACGAACGGATATCTTGTTTTGGCAAATCTTGTAGGTACGATTAAATATGGAAAGAAAATAGGGCTACCGTATGACGATGCACAAATCATAAATATGGCTAATACATTTGGAAAGGCTGGCTCACAAATCGCAATATGCAATGATAAGGACGAATTTGGAGGAATGTATTATCGTAATAATACACAAAATCAATGGATAGAACTGCTCGATACAAGGGAGAAAAATGACTCCAATCCGACGACATTAGCAACCAACAATGACGCAAACCAATGTCTTGAGACAGGTAAAGTCTATTATTGTAAACATAATCAAACAGCACATCTACCTTTCGGAACACAAGATGACGGACTGATAATTCCATATATGCACAAAAAGAATCAATTTGGTTTTCAACTGTTTATGACGTGGAATAGTACATCAATATGGTGGAGAAAAATCCATAGTGGTAACTGGAGTAAATGGCATTGTATTGGCGGAGGTAGCTGGAATCAGGAAATACAAAAAGATAGTGAACAAGTATCAAAATTTCAAAGATGGGCGAACTACGGACAAAATCACGTGATTTTCGATGCGTCTAAGGGAGTAAGACCTGATGGACAAGCTTGCGACAGGACAAATGCACAAAATCAATGGACGGCAACATATCCGACGTTGATGGGCTTTAACGGACAATACACGTATGGATTAAGAACCGACAGTGCAAGAAATGCAGATTGCGTTGCAGGTTTTCAATTTCGTAACAACAACGGAATTTTAGAAGTATTGATAAATGGAGTGTGGATGGCAGTGGGCGGACAGATATATAACAGGATATTAACTACAACAGGAGGTGGAATATATAATTCTACAATAATTAAGCCTTTCGGAGAAGCAAGAAATGGTATACAAAATGAATATCAAGAAGGGCAGGAGGTAGTTATAATTGATTGGAGAAAACCAAGTAAAATTTTAAGCTGTATTATAAGTAATATGAACGTCGGAAGTAATATGGGATACGGTTATCAAGGTATCCGTTTGGCAAGCGTTAAGGTATACTATGATGATGTTTTAGTTCATGATATACCTATTGGAAATGACCTATCTTTATTTAATAGAATTGATGGGGCTTATATTGAAGTAAGAAGAGGATTTAAAATAATAGGAAAAGTATCAAAAATAAATGCCCAAGCAGTTCATCCACAAGTCGGAATTAATGCACTATATTACGAAGGATAGGAGGAAATTATGAAAATTATTACAAGAACTCGAAAAAGTGGAGAGTATCTTGGATATTATATCTTAGAAGATAACGAAGAAATAAAAGTTCAAGAACTTGAAGAACTTCCATATAAAGAAGGACACTATGTTGAGACCTATTTTGATGACAAAGAAAAGTTAGTAAAGCAAAAATATATTGAACTACCGAGGTCAAAAGAACAAGAACTTGAAGAAGAACTCAAAAAGATGAAAGAGCAAGTAGAACAAGCAAACAAAGCCATAGAGGACTTGGTTATGAAAAATGTAGGATTGTAGGTGATAAAAATGCTTGCTTATATTAATTTAAAAATAAAGCACTTACGCTTTATTATATATATTATTTATTTATATCTGAAAGGAGATACTATTATGTACGAATTTTTAGCTTATCGTGTTATTACAGGTCATCTTACTTGTATACCTGAGAAAGCAACAAAAACAAAAAGATTAATTCCTGAAAGACTTAGACCACAGGTTTTAGAAATACTAAAAGAAAGTGGTTTTGATGGTGACGGACAGCCACTTGAAAAAGAATCAGGAAAATCAGAATAGCTAATATTCAAATATACTTGTAAATATTATGTACAAGGTATAACTAAAATAGGCAATAAACGAGGACTGAGAGGTCTTTTTTTATTGCCTTAAAAAATGAGGATAGAGATGAAAAATGACATAGAAAAGCTTGCAAAAGAACTTGAAAAACTCAAGAAAAAAGATGTGGAAAAACCAAAAAAAGAATATTCAAAGATTGTAGTATCAGCAATTATAACCGTAAATATTCTATTTACTTTATGTATAATGATACTATTTTTAAAGAAAGGCTCTGAGCCTACAACACTAATCACAGCATGGTTTTCATTTACAACCATTGAGTTGTGGAACCTTGCAAAAATAAAAAGACATAAAATAGATAAGGAGATATAAGATGAAAAAAGAATATTTTGAAATATTAATATCTGTATTAAAAATTATATTGATGTTAGTAACAATATATGTAGTTCCTAAATTAAAAAACTTTATTGAAGAAAACACCACAGCAAAGCAAAGACAAGAGCTTATCAACTTTGCTAATATAGCAATAAAAATTGCAGAGGAATACTATAAAGATAAGAATAAAGGCAAGGAAAAGAAAGCTTTTGTAATAGATTGGCTCAACAAAGCAGGAATAAAAGCTACTGATGAACAAATTAACAATATCATAGATATGATAGTAGCGTGGTATAACGCTAACGGATGGAACAAGGCAATTACTAAGGAAGTGATATAGCGTGACATTGAAAGAAGCTATAAATCACATAGATGAAGTCATAAAGGATACTGAATGTGAAGAGTGTAAAAAAGAACACGTTCAGTTAAAGCAGTGGCTTTTAGAACTACAGCAAAGGAGAGAAAATGAAATCAAGAGCTGATATATTGAAATACGCAAAATCACTTATAGGCTATACTAATTATAAAATGGGAGCCAAGTGGCATAATTACGGCAATAATGCCGAAAAACCTAAGCTCCTTGATTGTAGTGGCTTTGTAGTGTGGGCGTATAAAATGGCTGGCTTTTCAATACCTGACGGCACATATCACCAATGGCAAGCCTCACACGAAATTTCCGAAGATAAACTCCAAATAGGAGATATAGGAATAATGGGGCAAGGTGGAATTGGCACATTCAACCATATCGGCATCTATGCCGGTGATGGAAAGTGGATACACTGCAATTACAGCAGGAATGCAGTTACATTAGAAAAAACTAACATCTTTAAATACTATAGACGATTCAACAATCTTATATTTGAAGATAACAAACCACAACCATCAAAACCAAGTGCTAAGATAAAAGACGACAACAAAACATCTACGACCAAGCCAAATTCACAAAATAAGAAAGAAGATGATGAAATGATAGAACAAAAAGACTTTGTAGTAAACAACAAGAAAGTAAAATTAGACACTATTTTCAAAGAAAATAAGAATTATGTATCTTTACAGTCTTTGAAAGATGCTGGAGTAATCAATGCAAGCTATGATAAAGAAAATAAGATAGCCGTTATTACTTCAAAATAACTTAGATAAAAAGACTCTTTAAAGATTATTTATACTGTCTTTAAAGAGTCTTTAAATATACAAAAAATTAAAAAAAGAAAAATAAAAAACTATTCAAATAATCTTAATTCAATATCTATACAAAAAGGAGATGTAATAAATGGATAGTTTTTTAAGCTGGATAGGTGGCAAAAAGCTACTTAGACAAACAATAATAGAAAATTTCCCGGACACGAAACAATTTAATAAATATGTAGAAGTGTTTGGCGGAGCAGGTTGGGTACTTTTTGCAAAAGATAGACATGCAGTAAATGAAGTATACAACGATATTAACAGTAATCTTACTAATCTTTTCAAATGCGTAAAATATCATGCTGAAGAGTTACAGAAGTAG